GGTAAAAATCCATAGTCCTTCGAATCATAGTCTCCAGATTATCACCTGGAAGGCTAAAATTCAATCCGAAAGGTTCGCAGAGGTGCGAAACCTTATCGAAGACTATCTTTTGCCGACTCGAAAGTAGGCATCGGCTCTTGTTGCCCAACAGTCGACAGATATCAAGAAAGTTCTCATCTGAGATCTTTCTCCACTTCAATTGAGGGATAACCCTCGTTGGAGTGACAATCTTTCCCGCAAATTCCGATAAGGAACTTGAGGAGATTGTTTTATCTGGTGACCATGGACAATGCATTCGATCTAACATGGAGATGTATCTATCCATCAACTGATCGTTGAGGATAACCACATCATCCCCAACTACAAAGAATTGGTTGTCGTGACGACCACCATTCAGATGTAGAAGGAGTAAACCATGTGTAAGGGTGAAAGAACCAAAGCTCGGATATAATCCTAGCGGTTGTCCTTTCGTCCAGTTTAGATTGCCCAATGCTGAAGACCATTCACCTCTACTTATTGTTTCAAATAAGTCCAGGTGTTTCCGTGCAGTACTATGGAAGATTGCCTTGAGGGCAGTCAACTGTAGACTTAGCGGGAAATGATCTGTAGCAGCGGAAAGATCTATACTGTGGACCTTACCATCTTGCCAAAGATGTGATTGAATGTGTGAGGTTGCACGTGTTTGGTCAAATGTGCAATCCCAAGGTAGTGTGCGAATTAACCGGTAGATCTCTTCTCCCAATGGGCGAAGGGCTTCCTGGTGAATTCGTAGTGGGGAAGCTATTGACCTTAGTTTCCCACCAGGTTCTTGGAGGAAGTGTATTTCACCTCCATAAGGCTTAACTCTACTTCCTGAAGGAAAATGTCTCAGATTTCTCCGAGCATTCTCTGCCAAGTTGTTGAGATAAGTCTTCCGTTCACCGATTCCTTTCAAAAGGGGCTCATAGAGCTCCTGAAAGTCACGGTATAGTTCTATACCACCAGTAGTGTTAAATAACTGAAGATCATCCAGTATATTATCACATTGGGGTGTAGACCTTCGGCCGTAGAGCCTGGGTGCACGTTTATCAGGTGAACCCTGATAAATCACTAAAGGGCGCGCTTCAAAAGAAACGCCCCTTGCCGGAATTGTATCGCTGACAGTCTTGAAGAATTCCCTGTGAAAGGAATCATCAAGGCCATCAGATGTTTCTTTGGGGTTAATTGAGGAACGGAATTTCTCCTCTTGAGCAGAACTTAACTCAGGAAGGATGTAGAAAGTGTAAGCCATAAAGGCTTGTACACATCTACTGAAATTACGATCACTCTTTTTAGCCCAACGAAACAACGACCCGATAACACCAGCAATCTCTCCTCTTCGATTCTTACGAATCCAAGTGAGGGGTGGCTGATCGGTTTGGGATCGAATCAGGTCCACCTTTAGGCCTTTAAGCCTAGAAATGGTCCAATCGATACCACTACAATTCTCCCATTTACACAATTCATCCACGAATGGACGAATTGTATAAGTAGGTATGCCTATCACAAAAAGACGGTGCTCAACATTCC